CACACCAAAACCATTTGAGCCCATGCCTAAACCGCTGACACTTTGAGATGCACCGGATGTAATATAATAAGCCGTGTCTGCATTATAGGCAATGTCTGCTATAATTAATTGTGTTTCAGCCGTTGCACCGCTTGTATTTATTGTTATTCCCACAACATTATTTCCACTGTCGGTAAGAATGGACATTGTTATACCGTTGTAAGTATATGTATTCCCAGACCATGTACCGATAGTGTTATGGGCTTTTATATTTTCTACCGTAACCTGAAGCAAGTTTTTGCCCACTCCCCCTACCCACGGCTTATCATAACCATGCAAGTCCTGTGAGCCTGTGATTTGTGTCACGCACCTTACCAAAGGCGCACTAGCCGCATCACTTATCTCGATGGGATTTCCGCTTGCGGTCTTGGTAACGTCTGCACCGCCTTTGGTGGAGAGTTCCTCTGCAAGGTTCGTCATTTCCCACTTAGACGGGTCGAAGTTCCCTGTTGTGTCCTCAAGGCACTTATAAAGCACGTTCTCGTAAATCGCATAATCTCCAACGGCATAGGTTTCCGTTTGGTCATACTCGTCTGCACTGATTCTGCGGTTCTCGAAAAGCAAAGCATCCACCTTGTCCGTCATCAGCCTGTTAAGCACATCTATGTCTGCTTGGTCTCCGTAACCCGGCTTCACAAGGCTGTAGTTCTCTGTATATGTTGCCATGTCTCCTCCTTCTACCAATTAAACAGTTCGAGGATTTCTCCCCATGTATAATTCTTAACCTCGCCCCACGTAAGGTCTTTGAGTCTGCCTTTGTTGAGGTATACCGCATCTGTGTAGTCCGTAATCTCTTCGGGTTCGGTCTCAAGGTCTGCGGTGTCCATTCCATCTGTAACCTCGATCAGGATCATATCCTGTAAGGTAAGCGTTGCGGAGTCCCTATGCAGCGGAACCACAACCGGCTCGACATTAAGCTGCGCAAGCGTGATCCTGTCCTCGACCTCGATGTATCCATCCCAGGAATCCGTAGCAAGCAATCCCTGACCGCTTATGGATGACTCAATTCCCTTGACAATAATATCTCCACCGTCTGCCGTCATCCGGACTAACCAGCGGTGCATTTCTGCCTCACCAAGTTCCAAATGATACAAGAGGTGGAGTACGTGTTTTCCATCTATCCATGTCTCTGTGGGATTGTATGCGGTGATCTCTGATCCGTTCCAAAGATACGAAACTACACCACAAGTCGCAGCATCTGATATGTGGTGCGCTGTCAATAATACCTCGGCATGAAATATCACCTTTGTTGCCTTCAGGGACGTGAAACGCAAGTTGATAATATCCTTAGTCTTCGTGTCTTCAATCGCAATCTGATTGTTAGACTTGAATATATAATACTGGATCTCATTCTGCACCTGGCCGGCAGCCATGGCAGCAAGTTCCTTCTCTTCCTTGCTCATGGTGGTTGGCTTATCACCAACTCCAGCGCACTGATAGGTGCCATTATAGATATACGTAAATCTCTGTATACAAGATGGCGATCCGTCTGCAAGACCACGCTCAAACAGGATCACATCTCCAAGGTCATACGCTGGATCTCCAATCATGTCGCAAGTAAAAGGTGTATAGTATATCGACTGGAGCGCATCCAGAATATTCTGGAGCCTTCGTGTCGGATTTCCGTATTGCATGAACGGATTAGCACCGAGATCCATGTCTAAGCCATTATCCTGAATCTCATGAACCCTATATACATCCGTACCCTTAGTCACATGGACCGCTGTGTACCGTGTTTGGAAGTCTTCCAAAGTGATCCCCTGGAATCTCTCATTCGGCTGGATCGTGTCAACCGGATCATGGCTGAATGTCTTAAAGATCAGTCTTCCGGCCCGATCGACCTGAGCCCAACAGCCCATAGCCGCTGCCAGATACGATATGGCATCACGGTAGGTCTGTATATCATTGTCTGCGTGCAGGACGTAAGCCTCTTGACCATTCGGAAGAGCCCTGACTTCTTCATTCGTCATTCCAAGAGGGACGTTGCAATCCATCCCCCACGAAGTCAAGAGCGTATATGGAGTACCGGCAGAGCCGTTGGCAATAAAATCCTTATCAAACTTGGACATATTATCATATGCCGTGATTGAGACTCCGTCTCTGCTCCAATATGCTTCCGCTATGGTGTATTTCCCGAGTGGGACAGATTCAGACGTGCTATCCTCAAACAGCCTTGTATGTCTCGGTGTGATCACCTGCCCCTTCCAGGCATATCGGTTGATATTCACTCCAACAAACGTGGCAGACAACACACCGATATTGACACCGCCAAGAGTGATTGACGTGTCAGACATACATTGGTTTTCGATGTTGAAAGTCCCTTGCAGCACGTTGGACTCATCAAAATGGACGTTTCCAATCGTCCCATCGAGTCCAAACCTCTGTATAGGGGCTTTCATGTTCAATTTATATTTATCACTTACGGAGTACATTCAGTCCTCCTTATCTAAAATTCTGTCATTGTAAACGTGACAACCCATGCTCCATAGGTACCGCCGAGCTTGTCAGAGTAGAGCTGATAGGATGCATTAAACCCTCTAATGTACATTGTCCGGTCCGTCATTCCGCCCTCCATCGGATCGAATCTCCGCAAGGTCACGGATCTGGACATAGCATAGTGGTGAAAGAGCCGGTACCAATATGATGAGCAGTTAAAAGAGGCAGACACACTCAGCTTGTTGTTTCGGACCTGTGAGATCTGATCATGCCCGTCCTCTGTCTGATTGATAGTCTCGACCTCTGTGTATGACTCATCCCACTGCTGCGGAGCAGGCAACTGTGTATTGTTGATATAGATCTGATACATTACATACCTCCAGTCCGGTAGTTGTGCTCTCTGAGAGAGTTGACTACTGCTCTTCCAAACTGCTGACCGCCCACGTTGAGGTTGACCTCTGTGGTCTGTCCGGACTGCATGAGTCTTACAATCTCCGACAGCATTGTGCCATAATCAGCCTGTCCGGATTTCTGCGCAACACTCTGCTGCATCTGTGTAGCGACCGCATTGATCCATTTCTTATTCTGGTCAAGCGGTACAACAGCTTCGGCGCCATTACCCTCGAGGATACCGACCTCACCTTTCTCCAGGATACCGCCTCGAGCCAGGTACGGAGCGTCAATGTAATCCAGATAATCAAGGTCTACACCGGGGATCAGGTTGATCGCCCAAATGCAAGCGTTGATCGCACCGATAAAGCCGTTGATAATACCACAGGCTCCAGCGAGCACGGCATTGATTGCACCTTTAACAACTCCGGTAATTGCATCTGCAATGGATGTCCCAATCTCGGAGAATGTCTCAACGATGGAATCCCAAACTCCGGCGAAAAACTCCTTGATGCCTTCCCAAATAGCCACAACTCCATCATATGCGCCCTGGAATACGTCCGAAAACCACTGACCGATTCCCTCAAAGGTTTCGCAGATTCCTTCCCAACAGCTGGCGAAGAAGTCACCGATTGCTGTGCATACTTCACTAGCAAGTTCTCCGATTGCGTTGAACCCTTCGGTGAAGAAGTCGACAACAGCCTGGAAGCCTGCCTGCATTCCTTCGCAAATTTCTTCCCATACCCAGCCGAGAACTTCCATGATCTCATCCCAGTGTTTGATGACCTCAATTACCGCCACAACAGCCAGGACAACCGCTGCAATAGGTGCGAGCAATGCGCCGAGTGATACTCCCATGGCGGCAGCGGCTCCGGATGCAGCACCGAAGACACTGGCGAGTGCACTGATGCCGGTTGCGATCTTCCCGATAAAGATCAGCAACGGACCGAGAGCACCAACGAGTCCAACCACAACAAGTATAACTTTCTGCATTGTCGGACTAAGGGATTTCCACCAATCACTAAACTTCCGGAGTAGATCACTTACAGTCTTAAGGATCGGCGCAAGCGTCTCTCCGAGAGTATCTCCAACCTCAGACAGCGCATCTTTTAGATTATTCTGCGCCACCTTGAGATCCCCGGAGCCATCTTCCAGGTTGGAGTAGGTCTTATCGACAGACCCCATTGTGTCTCCGAGTTTGGAAGCCGTATTGTTCATATTTTTGAAGGATACCGTACCATTTTTGACAGCCTGGTATACCTGATCTCCGGACTTTCCAAACAGCTCATAAGCATATGTGAGTCCGTCCATCTCGCCGGTGCCTGATTTGATGTATTTCTCCATGTCCTGCAAGGCTTTATTCAATGGTTTGCCCTCTTTCGTGGCATTCTTCATTGCCTTGCGCATTCCGGTCATTACAGTGTTCGCATCTGCGCCGGATTTTTCCAGCTCGCCGAGGAAGCTGGCAGCATCATCTATTGATACACCCATTTCCTGGAATGCTGCTGCATTGGTGACAAGTCCGGATGCAAGAGTGCTTACATTGGCACCGGTATTCTGCGCTGTCTTGTTCAGGACATCCAGCAACCGATCCGCATACTTGGCATCCTTTCCAAAGGCAGCAAGGGCTTTCTGTGTGTCATCTACGGCGCTCGTTACATCGGTACTGTTAAGCCGTGCAAACTTTACATACTTCGTGGACAGCTTTTCCAGCGCATCCCCGGTCAATCCAAACCGAGTATTAACCTCTCCGATAGCCTCGGCAGCGGTATCAAAGTCTGTCGGGATGGATGTAGCAATGTTTTTTGCCTGCTGCTCCATACCCTCAAGAGCCTTGCCGGAAGCACCGGTTTTGATTGCTATATTATCCAGCGCATCATCCACGTCATAGGACATCTTAAGCGCCGCTGCACCTGCTCCAGCAATCGCAACAGTGACAGTTTTGGTCAGTGTCTCACCGATCTCCGTGCATTTCTCACCGACTTTTCCAAAGGCTTCGGACAGTTTATAAGCCTGATCCGAGATCCCTTGCATGGATGAGCCCTTGCCGAGCTTATTGACCTCTTGGTTTACCGCTCCGGCTTCTCTTTCCAGCGCTGTCAACTCGGATGTGGTCTTGGCAACCTCTGCCTGGAGCGTATTGTACTGGCTCTGTGTGATCGTACCGTCCTGGAGTGCCTTGGCAGCATCGGCAGCGGCCTGCTTCTCCAGTTTGAGCTTCTCCTCGGTGTCCTTAATAGCCTGATTCAACAAGTTTTGCTTTGTCTTCAGCGTGTCAAGGTTCTTTGGATCCAATTTTAAGGCCTTGTTGACCACATCAAGACTCTTTTTAGTCTCGGATAGGCTCTTATTGACATTCCCCAGAGACTTGACAAGCCCGGATGTCTTACCTTCTATCTCGATTGTAATGCCCTTAATGTTTCCGCTTGCCATAATTTACCTCGCAAATTTATCAAAATCAGATTGGAGTGGCTTCAGCTCCCACTCCTCTTGATCGTTTCCTCGTTCGATCAGCATATCCATCACCTCTCCATGCGTGTAATACGGCAACTCTTCGAGAGGGATGTTGAGCTCCTTGACTCGGAGCAGAAACAGCCCAACAGTAAATGGTCTTACCGTGGGCCTTTTCAGTTTTTTGGGTTGCTGGAGGTCTTTTGATTACTCATCCACAGGTTTGATACCTCCGGGAGGATGATATTCGTCATCTCTTCAAAATCAAATCCTGCAAGCCACTCAACAAACCCATCACTGTCTGTCTGCATGGCTTCTTTGAGTGGTTTCTCTGCCATGACCTTCATGGTATAACCAACCATCTCAAACTTCTCCATGCGTTCTCCCATCGTGATTCCTTCAACATTCTGGAAGAAATCAAGGAAGTCAAACCCAAAGATCTTCTTTCCGACAATCGTAGTGGCTGCATTACACTCCAGCACCACTTCTCCGTGTGATGTCTCAATTACTTTCCTCATATATACTTCTCTCCTTATCCAAATAAAGGGCCCCACTCACCACGGAATGAGGCCCAGTCTCTTATTACTTACTTGCCGTCACCAGCGTATACTGATGTGTACCAATCAGCATATGCCTCGGATGCCTTGTCAGCGTATGCCTTGATAGCATTATCGTCAGGCCTTGCTGTTGATGTGATCGTAACAGTGTCGGTCTGCGGTTCAATGCTCTCGTTGGTTGTTCCGGATGCAATAGCATGACGGGACAGTGAGCAACGGTAGAAGCAATACCGTCTGCCGGATGCGTCAAGCGTGAACTCAAACATAAGAGCCACATACTTCTTTACATCGTCAGACTTCTCAATGATTACATCTTTGGTGTCCTTGGTCTGTCCCATGACAGATACCTCAACATCCTCCGGGATAAGGGCGGACTCAAAGTCTCCCTGATAGCCGGCATTGTTTCCGAGCATATAATACACGGAATCGTCTGCATAAAACGGTGTATCCTCGCCCTGAGCTTCCAGGGACATATTGACAGCACCGGGCCATGCCTTAACGGTGCCATAGGTGGACGTAGTCTCACCCGTAGACGGATCTGTGGTCTCCGTTACAATGGCATAGTGCACATTTTTAAGACCATACTTAATTTTACTCATCTGCTAATACCTCCATGGTATATATGTCTATGTACACTTTCTGGTCTGCATCGTAGGCGGAATCGCAATTCCAAAAGAGGTCATTGCCATCAAATACCGCCTTAAGTTCTGATCCTTTAGTGTACTCTGTGTGATAGTGTGTAACTGTAACTGATGCAATGCGCTGGTAGACCTTATTGTCGGCTCCGAAGTTGTCATAGTCCCATGTGTAGACCAGGAACGGGCACTTGGTTCCGATCGGGGCATGGTCGAAGAATGCCGGAATACCACTCGTTTCAAGCTGCGTTGCGAACTCTGCTCTCGTCATAAGTTTTTCTCGATCCTTTCAACCATTTCATCCTTCACCCATTCCTCCACGGCCTTGATATGTGGCTGTGGCTTGGCATGGCCCACTACTGCACCATTCCGGACAACCTCATGACCATTTTCGAGGAGATGGGTGAGCTGATACTGCTTGTTGTGGATGATCGTCTGTGCATAGTTCTTTTTGGCCTTGGAATCAACCTTCCAGTCATCCGCATAATGCCGTCCTTTACCTCTCGGATTCTTCGGAGACGTTGCTTTGAGCTTCTTTATGGCTTCCTTAGCAACCTGATCCTCAGCATCCAGCACAGCCTTGTCCACGTCTTTCGCATAATCTTGCAGTATCTTGTTAATTTCCTTCGTCAGATCCATAAGCACCAACCTCCGTGCCTGCATAGATCTCCAACACGTCAGCAGAGGGCTGATATGTCCGACTGACACCGTACCGCTCGCCCTCATATTCCACGATTGACTCTCCGTTATAATTGACCGGATTAGTCAGGAATACATACTGGAGATCCATGCCGAGCTGGGAAGCGGAATAAAAGTCATTCCTTCCAACCGACCGGACCGAGCAGAATACATCAGTGGCGGTCTCCGTTTCAACCAGAGCCTTGTCCTCATTCTGCGTGTAGGTCTTTTTGATCAGCTTGATAACCGCATCTGTCATGTCAGTGTCCTCGCTTTCTGCCCGAGGATCATGTTGTTGAGCATCCATCTGAGCATCCTGGGCATACCTTCCATGGTGTCCCTGCGTCTCCACTGCCATGCTGCATACGTCACCACCGCTTGCATCTCATCAACGGTCAGAGTCTCCGGGAAGGTATATCCCTCCCGGGTGATCTCTGCCTTGGCGGAATCGAGGTACTGACCCAGCCTTTCATCATATACAGTTGTTGATATGCCGAGGTCTACCTTCAGCATCGTAATCATCTGCGTGTCAGCCATGATCAATCCCTCTTTTCCTTATTTCTTCGACTTGGTCGATCTACGTGTTGTCTTTTTAACCGGAACAACCTCCTCAACCTCTTCAGTCTTTACTTCTTCGACTGCGTCAGTCTTTTCCGTTGTCTCGGTACCTGAAACGGGTGCCACTGCTTTTTTAAGCCCGGCACTCATGGTTGTCCCTCTGCCTTCAGGCGCAGCAAAGAGACCGCTTATAAATTTGCCGAATCAGACGGGAAGGTATGAACCATATCGTCCCCATCTGCTCCGTTGATACCGATTGCAACGAATCCGTTGACATCCAGAACCTTGCCGTCATAGCGAGCGGTTCCCTTGAATCCTGTCTGATCAGCGGTCCAGAATGCGTGCTCAGAGGTTCCAATCTTGGTACCTGCACGCTCTGCAAGGAGATACAGATCTGCGTATCCGCCAACGATTACATCGTCCGGCATGAATCCAAGCTCGATGATGTCACCGCCAACGATCGGAAGCTGATTTCCAGCCACATACAGACCATTTGCATCGACATTCATCATTGCCTTGCGGACCTTCAGAAGTGTCTTCTTGTTCATGATCCAGATCAGATCAGAGCCGTACTTGCTGGAGATGAGTGCAGCGTCATCGATCAGTGCCTCGATCAGAGCCTTGTCCTTTACTGTGTTTGCGTGAGAAACTACGTTCGGAGTAGATGTCACAGCCTTCAGGGCGGTTACGATACCAACCGGCATCTTTGTTCCAGAACCGAAAACGATTGCAGCATCCAGAGCCAGACCGATTGCCTGTCCCAGTGCGCTGATCAGCTCGTCTGCCAGGTCAACATCGGAATCCTCAATAGTTGCATTGCAGACCTTGAAGTATCCACCAACCTTGTAGCCATCAACCTCAACCTTGGAGAAGCTCAGATCAAGCTCGTTAAGGTTAGCGCAAGCCTCGGTCCATACTGCCTCCGGAGTTACTCCTTCGATTACCATACGGCCTTCGCCCGGAACAGCCTTAACAAATACACGGCTGTACAACTTGGAATAGTCCTCGATGCTCTCCTTGAGCAGTCCGAGCAGTACCTTCGGGATCAGATAGCCAGCGTTTGTGATGGCTCTCTTCTCCTTGATTGCTGTCCGCACCTGGCTGATCAGTTCCTGCATCTCGTCCTGTTTTACAAATGCGGATCTCTCCTCATAACCCATCTCTTTCCATCTCTTGTTCATTGTCCTTACCTCTTTCTGCGGTGCTACCGCCTCTCTTGTCTGTACTTCCGGCTCCTTTTCTGCCGGAGTCTCTTCGATCTCTGCAAGCTCTCTTTCGAGCTTCTCAACCTCTGCTTCCAGATCAGTAACGGCCTTATCTGCCTCTGCCTTCTCTGTTTCAAAAGCATCAACAGCCTCTTCAACCGCTGCCTTCTCCTCTTCCGTGCTGGCTGCTTCGACATCTGCCTCCAGCTCTGCTTCACGGGTTTCCAACTCTGTAATCTTCACTCTTGCTTCTTCAAGCTTTTTCTGCGCTTCCCTCAGAGCCTTCCCCTTCATCAGACTTCTCAGTGCCATGTGTGCACCCTCCTTTTAATCTTGATCTCATTGTGGCTTTCCATGCCTCAGTCTTGCGTTTCTCCAGCTCTTCCTTATCCTTAGCCCGTGCGGAGATGGCCGTCTCCTCATAGGCCGGGAAGGTACAAGCGGATACTTCCCACAGCTTGACATTTTTGATTGTCCAGTGAATTTCCCCGTTATCTCGGAACTCGGTTTCCTCCTCGAGGATGTCAAAGCCAATCGAGCACTGGTTCACATCACCCCTCTGTACACGGGCATAAAGGTTCATTGCGTCCTGATCGTTCGGATTGATCCGGACCTTTCCCCATAGGCCGTGCTCATCCTGGCGGACTTCCAGCGTGTGTGCAGATGTCCGACCGAGGACAAGAGTTGTGTCATGGTTGACCAGAGCCCTAATGTCTCCAGCTAAGGTCTCGCTGAATGCGCCTGGAGCAATACTCTCGCTCATGCCCATTCCAAGGTCATAGTTGCTATTGAATACGGCGAAGTAGCCCTCAATGTAAAGCTCTCCGCCGTCTTCTCTCGTCTCAAACTGTGTTGCAGCAGTTCTAAGCTGCCTCTGTTCTCTATTCATTTGCATACCTCCAAAAATAACCATTTGCGTATGGTCTCATGCCCTTGCAACACATACAAATGTTGCCCTGGCTGATATTAAAAAATCGAGCCGCCTTATAAATTGACGAAAACTCGATTTCTTCACCGGTTTCAATATTCATAGCAATTACTGCCTTTGCTGAAACATCATCTTTGCGAAGTCCTGTCTCGTAAGCGTGTTTCAAATTTTCATTATGTGTAACCCATTCAAGGTTGTCAGCACAATTATTGCTTTTATCACCATCAATATGGTTTACTTCCTCAGCCCCATCAGGCCTATCAACAAAATACATTGCTACAAGTTTGTGCATGGTGTAATAATGGACGGACCCACCATATCTTAAACCTACCTCAAAATATCCGGTTTTCTTTTTGCTTGGCTTAATTATGTGTCCCGTTTCCGTATTAACAACATATCCATCACGGCATACCATATATACAGTACCATCAACCCTGGCAAATTCCTTTTCTATCATTCGTCCTCCTGTATTAGCTTTTTCTGCAAGCCACTCATCTCCCACGGCAAATAGTTCTCAAGTATTCTCAGCTCATCCAATCCCTCTCTCGGACTCAAACCAAGCTTATCCCTCACCTCGTTACCGTCTACATATCCTCGGTCACCGAGCGCACAGAACACACTGGAGATTGTCTGAAGATCCCAATCCAAAAGTGATATGATATTAAATCTCACATACCACTTCGGTGAGATGATCAGCTTCTTCGTCATTTCCTGCTGGAGGCTCATAACGATGGACTTGAGCTGCGTGTTGATAAAATTGTTCCATTCGTTCTTGTTATAGGCCCCAACCCCGAGAAGGAATGCCGGCACTCCGAGGACCGCTGCCACCGTCTGCTTATCCAGTTTGACATTGTCAGCCAGCGCAAGATCCGCAAGGGACAGAGGTTTGATCTGTTCAACCTGGAACTGTTCCGCCGGAATCAACCATGGCTCTCCAACCTCGGCAGACTCCACATAAGTCTCGAGCAATTTCTTTCTTCCTTCTTTGGAAGCGAACTCGTCAGACAGGGCATCCACCTTCACGATCACGGATGGCTTCCATTTGCTGGAGAAGAATGCCTTTTCCGTTGCGCTTGCCTGCTTGAGGTTCGAGATCAGGTCCGACAGGATCACTCTGAACCCTTCACCCTTCCACATATAGTCTTTTCGAGGATTGATCCGGAAGTGCAGCACATCATCCTTGTTGTACGGTTTCCCATTGATCAGCACCGTGTAATCATTCCAGGTGCCATTAAATGCGACCATGGATGCCGGGATCGGCTCCAGGCTTCCAAGGTATCCGTCATGCGTATTAACTCTGACTATGGAGTTCCCATCACCATACAAGAGGAGGTTCATCACAACCGCCTCGATAAAATTCTTTCGTGTCATGTACGGATTTGGGTTAATGTCAAGTT